ATTGATAAAGGAGTTTTTGGTAGACAGGATATAGAAAAATATTACGCTAATGGAAAAATAAATCTTAAAGAATCTCTTGATTTTATAAAGCAGATTAAAACAGAATCAAGGGATTTTGCTGATGCAAAAATGATACTTAAAGGCAAATTAAAGTTACCAGCTGATGGGTTTATATTAGGTGACCAATATAAAAAGCAGCAAGAGAAATATGGCTCTATGCTTGCTGATTTGATTAATGCTTCTAATGAGGCAATAGCTGCTGGCAAACCTTTTAATCCAATTGCATACGCAAACAAAATGGCGGTAGAAGGTACTAGCCAATTATCTCAAGAAAATATTAAAAAGAAGGATGAAGCTTTAGCTGCCAGATGGAGACTTCTTGGTTATACACCTCCTTCAGACGGAACATTTTTTACTGAGGATGAATTAAAAAGAACCCCAACTCCTGATAAAAAAGGGACTCTTTCAAAAGAAGATACCAGATCAATTTTCTTCTACCGCTAGTAAGCGTGGAGATGGTGTTGGCTTTGCTACTGAAGCTGCTCAATCAAACGTGTCTGGTTCAAACGTAAATGGTCAGCAAGTTAAACCTACTAACCTTACATCATTGCCGCCAGTAACTGTAACAGCAACTAATGAACCATTAACTCCAGATCAAATAAATAAATTAATAAATGACCCAGCTCTTAGGTTTAGTGCTGTATCAGATCGAATTAGAGAAACATTTAATAATGAACCTAAATCAGAGCTGATACCTTTAAATAGAACTATGCGTCAAGAGTTAGCATATTCTATGCAGCAATTACTTGTTGATAAATTTGGTGTTGATAATTACAGAGCTGGCAGACTTTCTGAAAGTGTATTTGGTGGTGACAGAAGTGGCGCTCCTCTAGGTCTTGGTTTAATTGATGTGACTCCGTTTGTTATACCTCTAGCGTTTCAGGAATCTGGTCTATCAGCTCAAGAGTCATTTAAGTCTGCTGATCGTGGCAACTTAGGACAGGCTGCTCTTGAGTATGGCACTGGTATGGTGCAAGGCGCAGAAGCTATTCCTGCTGTAGGTATGGCTGTCAAAGGATTAAAAGCTGGCGCTAAATCATTGGCTCCAAATATTGCTGATGTTATGGAATCTGGAATGCGTAAGACTGGCATGATCATGGACATTGTGCCACCAGCTCCGTTTAATGATGTTGAAAAAAGCATAGTAACTAATGCTGCTGGAGATAATCCAGAATTAATGAAGTTAGGTGAAACCGCAGTTCAAAATATTAAGTCTAACTATCCTGAATCAAATGGATGGGTTCCAATAGAAATTAAAAATCTAACATTTAAAACTGCAAAAGATGGCAGTAAAACACCAAAAATTGAAGCAGAGAAAGTTCCATATAACTTCCATATTCCACCAGATGGAGTTAGTGAGCCTGTTTGGAAATCAAATATTACTTCAAAAATAGTTGGTGAAGTTCAAGACGTTGTTAAAAGAGCTAACTCTGGTGATCAAGCAGCGGTTGAAATAATAAATCAAGCAAGCTGGTATCGCTCAATGAGAGACAGGCTGCGTAAAGAATTTGGTGGTATTGGCGATGTGTTCGCTGACGTTCTTGGAACCACATCTGCACAAACTGGTGTAGAGCAAAACTTTGAAAACGCTGTAGAAATATTGCGTAGATTTTCTCGTGGTGAGTATGATAAAGAATTAGCTGCATACGAAAATAGAATTAAATCTGGAAAGCCAGTTGATCCTAAAACTTTAACAGCAATGCATAAGAGCGGAGAATTTCCTCTTATAACAAAAGCTGGTGGTGAATTATTTAATACAAATAGTCCGTCATCAATGGCTGCTTTGCTTGATATGTTTAGATCAGTAAAAAGCGGTGATTCTCCAAAGACACCAAACTTCACAGGTAATTTAATTGGTTTAACAAACGAAGCCACTATTGATGTGTGGGCTGCTCGTATGTTACGAAGAATGGCTGACTTACCAAGAATACCGCCACCAGCCGAAAAAGGTGTAGCAGGAAAACACCTTGTTGGATCAAGCTTGTTTAATCCAAAAGTTGGCAGTGAGTTTGGATTTGGTCAGGCAGTATTTAAAGATGCGGCAGATCAAATAAATCAAAGCGGAATTGTTAAGCGTGTAGCTCCACAAATTGGTAACCTTGGCCCAGATGATTTACAGGCTGTAGCTTGGTTTATTGAAAAAGAAAAATGGACTAATAGCGGCTGGACAAGTAAAGCTGGTGAAGGTGGATCACTTGATTATGAAATGTCTCTTGCTGGCGCACCAGATCCGCAAGCAGTTAAAGATTTGCGTAGAGATATAAATAAAGGATTTACATCAATATCACCTCGTAAAGCAGAAGTAGAAGACGCAGGTTATCAAGTTTTTGAATATAGAAACAATAAAGCAAGGCAAGCTTTTGAGGCAGGTAAGCCAGCGAAAAAAGCGCAACTTAAATCTATGGAAGCAAATGTAGATAGATACGTCCTTGGCATTTCTGGTGAGCGCCCTAATAAACCTATGAGTAACTATGCTCAAGCAGAACTTGCGGCTGAACACGATGACGTTGTGCGTAATGATAAATCTGTACTTTCATACAATCTTACAAATACGTTTGGTTCTTTTATGGGTCAAACAGAAAGAGCTTTAAATGCTGAATTTATTACAACACAAAAATTTAATCCGTCAGTTACACAAAAGTTAAGAAAATATGGTGTTGATGGGTTTACATATGTAACCGATATGCGATTTAGTGATCGTATTAATATACAAGCAAAGGCTGGCGGTGCAGATACAGCTGGCTTAAATGGTATACGTTTCCAATATATTCCTGAATTTGATGATGCATATAATGCAACAAATAGATCAGCAATAATGACGGAAAAACAAAATCTGTTTAGAAAGATTGTTCGAGATATAATAAAAGAGGGTAATGTATCTGATGCTCGTGTTGTGCATTACGACACAAAAGTTTATTTTAGGGATGACTACGATGCTTACATTGCAAGAACAGCTGGAAATGGAAATCAAGGAAAACGGGGAGTCGGATCCGCTGGTGCAAATGTTGCGGAACCAGATACAAGCGGAGAAGTCGGGAAAGAATTTACAAGAACTGTATCTGACAGGCTCCGTAAAAAGGGAGCAGCCACAGGCAAAGTAAATAAAACTAGTACCGCTAAAAACAAAGGGGCTGACTAATGGCTATCGAATCTCTTAATCAGCGCTTAGACCAACTATCCCCTGAGAATTTACAGGTACAGCAGACGCTACCTAACATTGAGCAGCCACCGTTTAATGAGGATACTGAGGCTATTCTACCTGCCGATGAGCAGCCAGTAGACGAGTTTGTGCCGGAGGCTGGTCTATTTACTCAGCTAGTTAGAAAGCAGATCAAGAAAGCTCCGCTAAGTACAGAGCGCAAGATCCTGCAAAAAGATATCCAGTCTGGCAAGGTCGGTGCGTATACAGTTATTAGAGAGGATGCGCCAGTTAATGAGATCCTAAACAAAGCTCAAACTACAACCGCATCAGGTAAGCCATCTCCTACTCAATCACAATTGGACGCTGGTGTAGAGAAGACTGTATTTAATTTGGATCAGATTAAGGACGTAGACGGTGTTCGTCAATTCATTGAGGCTACCGCATTACAGTATGGCGCTAATAAGCTGCCTAAGATGTCTTATAAGGAAGTGGCTGAGAAGGCTGCTGAAGACGGCTATGACGAGCGTTTTATAGCTAGGATACTAGATCCTAAAGTACAAACAACTGCCAGTCCAGAGGAAGCATACAAGATGATGCTTGCTATTACTGATGCTGGAAAACGTGCGTTTGATCTTGGTGAGCAGGTAAAACTTGCAGCTAATAATGGAACATTGAATGCTGATCTAGCCACTAAGTTTCATCAGGCTGTAGCTCTTGAGGGTGTGCTGCTTAAAGCTGCCAAGGGAAGACAGGCTGACATAGCTAGAACGCTGGGTATATTTTCACAGGCTCGTACATCAAGCGCAGCTAGAGGCGCACAGCTAGATACAATCCTTAATGAGGCTGGTGGTATTAGGAATTCATTTGAGCTGGCTAATAGCTACACTGCGTTGGATAGTCGTTCAGCTCGTTCTGCTTTGGCAGAAAAGACAATCTCAGGCACATTTCGTGATGTGTGGTACTCGACATGGATTAACGGTCTATTATCATCTGGAGTTACTCACGCAAAGAACATAGTAGGTAATGCTGCATTTGGTGCGTATCAGATACCAGAAAGAGTTATAGCGTCAGGCATTGGCAAGACTAGGAATTTTATTTTTAGTGGTGGCGAGGAAGCAATTCAGCTAAATGAAATTCATGCTCAAGCTATGGGTATGCTGCAAGGTATGCGTGAAGGTGGAAGCATAGCTGTTACTGCATTTAAAAAGAATGAGCCTACTGATGCGCTGGCTAAGATTGAAAACTTTAGGAATGGTAGAGATACGTTTGATGTTTCATTCGGTGACTCTACTACAGCACAGGCTCTTAATGGAGCGATGAAGTTTTGGGGTGGTCTTGTAACCTTACCTAGTCGTGCGCTAATGGCAGAGGATGAATTCTTTAAAGCTGTCGGATACCGCATGGAATTAAATGCACTGGTAACTAGAGAGGCTAACAAGGAATACAGTAACTTAATTAAAAATGGTGTTGATGAAGTTACAGCTGCACAGCAATCGGCAGCATTGCATCAAAAGCTTTTGGTTGAGCCTACAGCTGAAATTGAAGAGGCGGCTAAATCAATGGCTGCTACAACTACATTTACTCGTGATCTTGAAGAAGGATTACAAGGCGCTCAAAGATTCTTGAAGGACACACCAGTCCTGAAAATATTCTTCCCATTTGTAAAGACTCCTACCAATATTGCGATGGAGGCTATGAGTCGTACTCCAATTATAAATTTTGCCTCTCCTAGATTTTGGGCTGATTATAATGCTGGTGGTATTCAAAGAGACATGGCAATTGCTAGAGTTACTTTAGGCTCTGGCATTATTTATGGAGCTGGATCTTATGCTCTTGATGGCAGAATAACTGGGTATGGTCCAATGCGAGATGAGGACAAGAAAGCTTTAGAAGGTACAGGCTGGCAGCAGTTCTCATTTGTGTTTAATAAGTCTGATGTCAGTCCAGAGTTGATTGCTCAGTACAAACAAATTACTCAGATCAAAGAGACACCAGATAAAGTTTACATCAGCTACGCTGGTATCGAGCCATTCTCTTCCATGCTGTCTATTGCCGCCACAGCTGGTGAGTATGCGATGGTAGACGGTAGCGAAGTAGACATGGAAAAGCTAATGATGGGTGGCGCTTTAGGTTTATACCAATACACATCTGAACAGCCTATGCTGCAAGGCTACGGTGAGTTGATGAAAATGTTTTCGTCCAAGGCAAAGGATGCACCATCAATGCTTTATAACGTGATGGCACAGGTATCCAAACAGACTAGCTCATATGTAATTGGTGGATCTCCACTTGGCGCTTACTCATCATTTATTGCCAGCATCGAGCGTGTTATGAAACCAGAGAAAAGCTTAGTCATGGAGGCGGTATCTCCTGATGATGTTGGCATTCTTTCTGGTGCTGAGAAAGGATTTTGGGAGGCATACGCACAAGCTAAATCTAGAAATCCACTTACATCAGATACCCTACCAGTACAGCTAGATCCAATTACAGGCAGTGAAAAACGTATTGGTAAAGGTAACTGGGCTGAAATGTTTGATCCGTTTAAATCAAGCGATGGGAAGTATTCTCCAGCTCATGCTGTGCTAGTGGAATACAAAGTACCAATGCCTAAGATACCAAAGAAAATTGATGGTGTTGAATTAACTGACAAGCAATACAATCAATGGATTGAAATAGCTACTCAAACATTTAATCTTGAAGACAATATTGTCAAGCTTGGATCTAGTAAAGAGTTTAAAGCATATGCATCACAGGATCTTGCTGGCGCTCAATCATTGATAACCAAGCTTATATCTGATGCATACAATGGAACACCAACTAATCAAGGCGCTAAATACATATTGCTTGCTGATCCAGAAAATATGGATCTAGCTGATGCAATTGAAGGTGTAAAAGAAAAGCAGCGTGAATATGGTAAATATAAACAGTAAGGACTAACATGGCAAACTATCCAATATCAAACGTATCACGAAGAGTGGTCTACACAGGTAGTGCTGGTGTGGGTCCATACTCATTCTCATTTGAAATCATTGCAGCTGGTGACGTAGATGTCTATAAGAATGACACGCTACTTACGCTGACTACTAACTACTCTGTCACGATCAACAGCAATGGCACAGGATCTGTGACTCTGGTATCAGCTGCTACTGGCAGTGATCGCATTACCATTGTCGGAGCTAGAGCGATTGAGCGAACCACAGACTTTGTAACTGGTGGTGACTTGTTTGCTAATACGCTGAATGAAGAGATCGACTCGCAGACTATCTTTGTGCAGCAGGTAGCAGAGACAGCGGAACGCTCCATCAAGGCTCCAGTAACGGATCCTACCAACATCAACATGACGCTACCATCACAGACTTCACGAGTTGGTAAGACGTTAGCATTTGATTCTAGCGGTAATCCTATAGCTGGGGATCCAATTGGTAACTGGCGAGGTGATTGGGCTGCTGCAACATCATATCAAAATCGTGACTTAATTAAAGACACAACAAACAGCAATGTATATATTGCATTGTCTGCTCATTTGTCTGCTGGCTCACTACCAATTACCACTAATGCTGATTCAGCAAAATGGGCATTAGTTGTAGATGCTGCGGCAGCTGCAACTTCTGCTAGTAATGCTGCAACTTCTGCCAGTGCTGCTGCTTCTAGCGCAAGCGCTGCAAGTACGTCTGCTTCTAATGCTTCTAGCTCTGCATCAAGTGCATCAACGTCTGCTACTACAGCAACAACCCAAGCAACCAATGCATCCAACAGTGCATCAGCTGCTGCGACAAGCGAAACAAACGCAGGTAACAGTGCATCATCAGCATCTACTTCTGCCAGCAACGCATCCAACTCAGCAGCATTAGCGGCTGCATCAGCTGCGTCTGGATTGTATTCTGCTGTAATAGATAAAAGCGCAAACTACACTGTAGTTTTAAATGATGCTGGTGATTTAATTCGTGTAACCACAACAAGTGGTGCAGTTACAATTACTCTTCCAACTATTAGTACAGTAGTAGATGGATTTAAAGTTGCTATAGTTAAATGGACTGGTGACTCTAATGCTGTATCTATTGTTAGATCTGGATCAGACACCATCAATGGCGCAAATTCAGCAGCCATAGGATCTCAATACACTACCACTACATTTGTTGCTGACTTTGAGACTAACCAGTGGCTTGCAGTAACTAGTGGACTTGGATCAACTAACGTAGCAGTTGATCAATTCAGTGGCAATGGGTCTACCGTAGCATTTACTTTATCTGGTGATGCAGGTAGTGAGAATAATACTCAAGTATTTGTATCTGGAATCTATCAAGAGAAAGATACTTATTCATTGTCAGGCACTACTCTGACATTCTCTGCTGCACCACCTACTGGCACTGGCAACATAGAGGTAGTGTGGACTGCTCCACTGTCTATTGGTGTGCCTAGTGATGGCACTGTTACTTCTGCAAAAATGGCAGCTGGCGCAGCTGCTGCTAATCTTGGGTTAAGTGCATGGTCAGTATTTGAATCAGGTGGTGTGCTTTTTTTCAGGCATAGCGGTACAAATAAATTTAGAATTGATAGCTCTGGAAACTTAACTGTTACAGGTAATGTAACGGCTTATGGGACTTTATAATTATGCCTATACCAGCGTCCGGCACAATATCAATGGATACACTTGCCACTGAGTTTGGTGGCACAGTACCTCATTCTTTAAATGAATATTATCGTGGTGGTGGTCTTGTACCAAACTCACCTACTAATACTCCAGTTCCAACTTCTGGTCAGATTGCATTAAATAATTTTTATGGAACTGCAAACAGAGTATCAATTGCTTTACCTATAGCATCTCCAGCATATAACTATGACGTATACGCAAACCGCAGTCCTGCTTATGTTGCTGGTACGTCTGATATTACAGTTACTGTAGCAGCGCCCGTAACTGTTGGTAGTACATCTACACCTACTTATGCTTTACTTGTTCCATCTGCATTTAGCCCAACGGATACCGTAACTATTGTAAACAACGGTGTTATTCAAGGCATGGGCGGTGCTGGTGGTGCTGGTGGTAGTAGTGGTAACGGAATAGCGGGTTCAGTTGGCGGTAATGCTATTTATGTTAATCGTCCAACAACCATCACAAACAATGGAGTAGTAGCTAGTGGTGGTGGCGGTGGCGGTGGCGGTAGTTATTCCTCTGTATTTGTTAGCCCTAAATCTCCTCCTGCTTTGTATGGCGGTGGTGGTGGTGGTGGCGGTGCTGGATTTAATGGAGGAGCTGGCGGTGCTGGAGGTACTGGTAGCGGCCCAGCATATACCGGCTTTGTGGGTGGTTCGGGAACTAGTCCGGCTGGTGGCGCTGGTGGTGGTGTAAGAGCTGGCAGCGGTGCTGGTGTTGGCGGTACGGGCGGTGGTCGAGGCGCAGGGGGTACGGCTGGAGCACCTTCCAGCGGTGCTGGCGGTGGTGGTGGCGCAACGGGTAATTATATTGTTGGGAATCCATTTGTAACATGGCCTGTAACAGGAACACGTCAAGGTAATGTAGCTTAAAGAGGAAAACATGAATACTTTAAAAATGAAAATTACTGGGTACGATGAAGAATCAAATTCTTTATTGGTTGCTTTTGCTTCTGATGACACTGCGTCCCAAAACCCAGAATCGTACCCTTCTTTAGCGTATCAACCACTAACCATGTGGCCTGATGTAACTGACATTGATACTTTAAAGAAAAATATTGCGGTTTCAGGTATGTGGCAAGTAGAACAACAAGCTAAAAAAGAAGCGTTTATAGCCAACCCTGCAAAAATTGCTGAGTACAAAGCATTGGTTGGACAAGAGATTGAATATAATATTTCTGATTTAATTCCGCCAGCTCCTGAACTTGAGTATTATGTTTTTGGAGAGCCAATATGATTTCAAAACCACACCCCGCATTTGGTTATGTCATTTTTAGAACATATATGTTAGCTGGAGAAACGCTTAATGATGACCTTATGACAAATAATGTTATGGTTGTCTCACAACAAACTACTCCTACTGATCACGGCAAATCAGGCAATACAGGAAAGCAATATATTTTTTATATATTAAGTGGTAAACATGAGTATAAAAATAAAGAAACTGGAGAAACACACACGTTTAGTCGTGGGTATTGTTCTTTAGAACAAGGATTACCAGTTGGGTCTTACGACGCTAAGTTTTTGGAATCAGGCGATTTTTTATGCTTTAATACCCACGCAGCAAATAAAGATAAACCTTTACCTCCGCTAGAAGTTTTTAAATTAGAGTCTGGTAAATCAACTACGCTACCTAAAGATACTAAATTATTTCTTGCTGAAGGCTTACTAACTATTGATGAAACAACTGTACCAAGCATGAAGCAGATTAAAGTAGTTAATGAAGATAAAATTGCCACGGCTGTAAGCGATTGCTATGGACTTATTTTTAAAAACTAATAAGCGTTTTGAGTTAGATAAAATTTTATTTACTTTAAATTCGTCTGACGTTATAGAGGAATATAAAACTCCACAGAAATATGGATTAGCATTAAAAAAGAAACAAGACTTTATATCTGTGCCTAATATATTGTATAAAGTTGAAGAGCGTATTAAAGAAATAGTGTATGAACAATTGCCTAGTAGTTTGCTTGCGATAGAAAATCCAACCGTTAAGTTATTAACGGTAACACCGTCAAGCAATAACAAAACTACAATGTTAGCGCCACATGTTGATATAGGCAGAAAGTGCTGTTTAAACATTTATATTAATACCCATGCGGAACGTACTATTTATTATGAGTACAAAGCTGGGAAGGTGGAAGAGTTATCAAGTTTTATTGCGAGTGATGGTGAGTGTTGGTTAATAAATGTATCAAAACCACACGCTGTTTTGTTATCTCCACCTCATATTAGAAAGGCTGTCACTATTTCTTTTGTGTCTACCCCATACGAAGAAGTAGTTAAACATTTTTGTGATGAATAAAAATTTATTTGTTATAACAACTAACTGGCAAACTGTTATAAATATTTTTGCATTGTTGTTTTCAGTGCATGGAATATATATGCTATCCAGTGGGGATTCGTTATGGTGGATAGGTTTGTCATTCATTGTGTATTCTGTATTTAATATATCTGTAACTGCTGGGTTTCATCAGTTGCTTACGCATAGGTCTTACTCGTGTAGCAAATTTTGGGAATACTTGTTTGCAGTATGTGGAACATTAGCATTTCAAGGAAGTTCAATATCTTGGGTGCATTTGCATTACATACATCACAATACTTCTGACACTGAAGAAGACCCGCATGTAAGAAGTTTATGGTTTTTTATATTTAAGAAATACAATAGTGTTATTGTTAAACCTAGTAAAAATGTAATGACGTTATTAAAAGATCCAGTGCATAAACTATTGCATATTTATGGTGGGTTGTTATGTGTTTTATTTAGTGTTGCATTATATTTAATAGATTATAAATTGTTTGTTTTTGGGTACATGTTGCCAGTGGCATATTTTTATTTAGCAGTATCTTGCCATCAAATATTTACCCATATTGGTAATAAACCTGTAAACGTGCCGTTTTTTATATTGCTGTTTCCTTGGGCAGACTGGAACCATGTTAAACACCATGAGCGCCCATCGGATATAAAGGATGGTGGGTGGTGTTTAAGTTATGAATTTATTAAACTGGTACAAAAATGAATGAGTTGTTAGAAAAACATGGTGCGTTGCATGTAACAAAATTAATGCCACCAGATTTTTATAAGTTTTTTACGCATGTATTAATGCGTCAAGCAGATTTAAATCCTCGTGGAGACGAGCAAATACCAAACGCTAAATCTATTCTTGACCACGAATATATGTTTGAGACGCTGCACGAATTGTATTGGCATGTAATAGAGAGCATAGTAGGTGAAGAATTAATACCAACTTATGCGTATGCAAGGCTTTATAGTAACGGTGATGTTTTAGAAAAACACACTGACAGAAATGCTTGTGAGGTTAGTGTGACTATACAACTTGGAAGATCGCATCATTATGCTTGGCCTATTTATATGGGCGGTATGCGGTTTGATATGGCTGAAGGCGATGGAATTATTTATAAGGGTTGCGACATAGAGCATTGGCGAGATAAATGTGAAGGGCCTAATGGTTATTATTCGGGGCAAGTGTTTTTACATTATGTGCGTAAGAATGGAAATTATGCTTCTGAAGCTGGGGACTCCACAATTCGTGATGTGTTTTCTTACATAAAAAATAGAACAGAGTTAATGGGGAATAAGTGATTGTAATTATTGATGATGTTCTACCTGAAGATAAAAGGATAGGGGTTAAAGATTACTTTTCTTCTTCTCCAAAAGTTAGAACAAATCATTGGCATAGCGGTACATTTAATAATTTTTTAACTGATAATTCCCCATTAAGTGATTTAGTAAAGTACGCAGCTAGGTTTATAGATATACGAAATATGGTTGGTTGTGAATATTGGGGGCATTATCAATCAAAACCTAATTGGCACATTGATATAGATGAAAAATTGCAAATAAAAACAGGTGAGATTAGTTTGCCTTTATGTGTAATTGTTTATTATCCAATAATTGAAAATCTAGTAAGCGGTAACTTTGTAACAGAAACAGAAATTATTGTACCTAAAACTAACAGGATGCTTATTATGTCTCCGAGTATACGTCACATGGTTGAAGATTATAGTGGGGTTCGTATGTCAGTAGCTGTGAATATATGGGATTACGTTCTAGAGGAATTTAAATGATTTATCCAATCCCACCAAGAAATTTTAACGGCAAAGACAGCCTTGCGTTTTGGGAAAACTTTTTAAGTAAGGAAGATATTAATTTAATTCTTAGCCAGCCAGAGTGGTTAAGTTTATCTGATGGGTGTATAGGTGGAGCTGATGAAGGTGGTCAAGTTAATAAAGATGTGAGGGCATCGCAGATATGCTGGCTTGGTATGAAAGATGAATTGCGCCCAGTATGGGATAAATTAGCAAATGCAGTAGCAGAAGTTAACCGTAGTTTTTTTCATTTTGATTTGACTGGCTTTCACGAGCCAATGCAGTTGGGTGTTTATACGGATACACAGAAAGGTCATTACAACTGGCACACTGACGCATCCATTAATGATGGCAACGTGCCTAGAAAATTATCAATGTCTATGTTGCTGTCAGATACTTCTGAGTTTGAAGGCGGTGAGTTTCAGGTGAAGACTAATAATGATGAGGCGCAGACATTGGAAACAAAGCAAGGTCGAGCATGGTTCTTCCCATCATATACTTTGCATAGAGTTGCACCAGTAACAAAAGGTATTAGGCGCTCTTTGGTTTTATGGGTAGGTGGGCCAGCATTCAAGTAATTTAATATGAAAGGTAGGATAAGTTTATGCCATTAACAAAGACACAGGTAGACATGCTTGAGGCTACTGGAACACCAAGCTCTGGTAACTTCCTGCGTGGTGATGGATCGTGGAATTCTCCAATGGTATTAATGACAGCGCAAAACTCTACGTCTGGTACTAGTATTGATTTCACTGGCATACCTGCTGGAGTTGAGCGCATTACAGTAATGTTTAGTGGTGTATCTACCAGTGGAACTTCACCACCACAAATTCAAATTGGTGATTCAGGCGGTGTTGAAACAACTGGCTACGCAGGAACAAGCTCTGCTATTGCTGGCGGTACTGCTCAAGCAGTTTTTACTACTGGATTTGGTCTTGGCGTTAATACGGCAAATTGGAATAGCTCGGTTATAGTAAGCGGTGCAATAACTATTACTTTATTAAATAGTTCTACAAATAATTGGGTTGCTTCAGGTTCTTTAGGAAGGTCTGATGCAACTGGCTCTACTTATTTCACATCTGGCGGCAAATCATTATCAGATGTATTAGACCGAGTTCGTATTACTACCCTTAACGGCACAGACACATTTGATGCTGGTTCAATCAATGTTTTGTACGAAAGATAATCATGGAGAATCAGATTGTATTTAATTTTGTCGTGGCTATTGCTGGCTTTCTTGGTGTCTTTGTATTTAACACTATTACTAGAAAGCTTCAGAAGCTTGAGGATAAACTAGCAGAGCTACCTCGTGAGTACGTCCAAAAGGATGACTATCGTGCAGACATTGGCGAGATTAAAGCAATCTTGAAACAGATATTTGACAAGCTGGATAGCAAGCAGGATAAATGAAATGGAACCTATCTCCACTGCCATCATGGTTGTGCAGGGTGTTGGCGCTATCGTTAAAGGTATCAGAAGCTTTGCTGATGAGGCTAACAAGGCAGTAGGTGAAATCAATAAGTGCGTTGAGGCTGGTAAAAAACTTAAAGACTCGATGGCTCCAATTGGTAAATTCTTTAGCGCCACTGGTAAGTATGAGGCTGCTCGACTACAGCTGGAAGAGGCAAAGGAAAAGCAAGACAAAGCAATAGCTGCTGGCAATCCTGTAGCTGATGCTATGTCTGACGCTGAGTATGTGATGGAGATGATGTCCATTGATCGGCAGATCAAGCAGCACTATGATGACATCAAGCATTACTTCATCTATCACTTTGATGAAGCTGGAATGTGGGATGAGTTCTCATCAAGACTTAATAAACTTAGACAGGATCGTGAAGAGAAGGCAGAGTCCAGACGCAGGGAAGAGACTGAGAGAAGACTGGCTGTAACTGCTGAGAAAATGAGACTGCTAAGAATAAGGCAGCGTAGGTGGGAAATTTTTTACAACTGTATCGGTGGCTTTGTAATCACGTTGATCATCGCAGGGTTTGCATGGTTTATTCGGTGGATGTTTAATCAAGGGGGAACGCAATGAAAGAATTATTTGGTGATGATTGGATGACTAAGAAGTGGCGCCCAATGATGGCTCTGACTTACATGGCAATCTGCCTTTTTGATTTTATATTTGGACCAATCCTATATAACCTACTGCAATTCTGGAATCCTAACCAAGCAGTAGGTATGTGGTCATCATTAACGCTACAAGGTGGCGGCATGATTCATATATCCTTTGGTGCAATCCTAGGTATCGCAGCATGGACTCGTGGTCAAGAGAACATCGAGAAAGTTAAAGTTGGTGAGGCTCCATCAAATGCCTAGATCATGGATCATATTAGGGATGTTGGTGGTTGCTATCTCTGCCTACTTCTACGGACACAGGCAAGGACAGGCTGTCGTACAGGCTGAGTGGCAAGCAGAGAAAGCGGAGGCTAATGCACAAGCTGCACTAGCTATTAAGAAAGCGCAGGACGCAGCCATAGCTGCCGAGCGCAGACAGGTTGCACAGTTTAGAACTGTGGAGGCTAAGTTAATTGCAGACAATAGAAAGGTACAAGATGAAAAGAATGCTTTGCTTAATAACATTGGCTCTGGTGGGTTGCGCCTCCCAAGCGCCAAGGGTACAAACAATAGTAACGGACTGCCCGAAGCTACCGCCAGTACCAGCGGCAGTGATGGAGAAACAGTCTGCCAACTTCCTACAGAATTTGTCAAAGACCTTGCAGCTGAATCCGCAAGAGCAGACCAAATTACTCTCCAACTAACTGCCTGTCAGATGATACTTGAGGAAGAACGTAAATGAATTTAAGCGAACACTTTACTCTTGATGAGCTTACGCATACGGATCACAGAGAGTTTGATAACGTGCCTGGAGACGGTGAAGTCTGCGGTAGGCGGCAAGCCGATCATCGTAAATAGCGCATTTAGGAGTAAGCAGGTAAATGATGCCATAAAAAGTTCGGATCGGAGTCAGCACAGGCTGGGCTGTGCGGCTGATATCCGAGTTCCGCAAATGACTCCTGATGAAGTGGTGCGTGCGATCATCGCAGCTGGTCTTCCATACGATCAAGTCATCAGAGAATTTGATAGGTGGACTCATGTGTCTATTCCTAATACGGCTGATGCTAAACCTCGTGGTCAGAAGTTGATCATAGATAAGACAGGCACAAGACCATTTGTGTAGTCCTGTGCCTTGTCATTACTCTGCTACTGGCTCAGTCTCAGGCTGGGCTGGTGGCATAGCAGCGCCAAGACTTTTCAGTCTGTCAGCGTACTGTTTCCCATGCCACAATTTCCTTACTGGATCTAGCTTATCTAGCGTAGCTTGGTTAGCCTCTTTGAGTTCACGCAGTTTTGTCATGCGCTCTCGGTGCGTATAGCTACCAGACTTAGCTGTCTTCATGGCTAGTTTATTATACTGATCCTCCCATTCATCGCTAGATATATAGCTGGCTGCTGGCTCTTCCTTGTTTGGATACATTAGATGCCATGTCCATTCAGGGTTACCTGCAGGTTCACCTACAGGTGCAGCCACAGGATCACTTGCAGGTACAGTTATAGGTGTAGCTACAGGCTTAATCGCATCCAAAGGATTGGCTGACTCTGGCTCTTGTGGTGTGTCTTCACCCGCATAGATATACAGACCTATACCATGCAAAGCAATAGCCTTGGCAAGACAGCGCTGCATTGCTGTATTGACTTGGAAAGCATCAGGATTAGGCACTGCCTTATTCCTGTGATCCATCACTGGCAGCTGCGCTGTACGTTCGACACCAAAAGCTTTGACGGTACAGAAAACCATGACAGTATCATTCCACCGTACTGGCTCTCTGTATTCCCACGTAGCAGCTGGATCATTAAGCAATAATGTATCTACTGCCCATGCCCAAGACAGATATGACAGCCCCATTTTTTTTTCTACAATTCCAGACACATCGATTTTGCGTAGCTCTGAAAACTTACTGATCTCTGACATCATGTCCTCCCATGTATGCTTGAATGGTTGCGAGAGTTGCAGCCACAATAGCATCTACTGCTAACAGAGATCTGTCTTCCAGCGGATAGTCTATTGCTGCCTGAACTGCCTTGGCTGCCTCCAGTCGTGCCTTTATTAAAGTTCCATCATTTATATTCACGACAATTCCTTAATGGTTAATGTAGATTGGCGCACTGAGTATGCCTCTTTCGCTGGTGTAATTTTCTCAGGCTGTGCTTTGTAGTTACGCATACCCCAGTTGATCTTATATTTGCCAGCAATACCAACAGGTTTATCCTGTAGCAATTCCTTGAGTTGTGTCTCGCACTGGTTTATTAATTCAGTACGTGCCTCGATC